AATCGCATTATTAAAAGTCTCAAACGATGCACCTGCATTACTCGATGATGCAGTAGATAAAATTTGTACATCATCCTCTGCATCAATTGAGATAACACTCTGAGCATGAGCATTTAGCAATGCTTGATTCATTTCAGATGGGTCTGAATCTTTGCACTTGCCTAGAAGTATCGGTGTACCAAAACGCTCTAATGACTTCGCCCAAAACTTAAAGCCATTTTTACGAAAGAAATCTAACCAATACACAACTGTCAGCAATGCTTTACCGTAAGGCTGCTTATAGGTTGCTTTGCGCCGTGTCATAAAGAATTTAAAGACTTGATCGACTTCGTATTCTTGACCCGTGCCCTCTGGTCGATAGATTAAACGACCATCATTCTTAGGCTCGAACCACTCCATTGGCTTTTCACCAACCCATTGAATACTGATGTAATCACCATCTCGGTTGTAAACCAACTCTTGAACTGAATAGCCAAATAGCAAAGCATTGATTGAACCAGTTGCAATTTCAGCAAACCATTCCTTTATTTCTTGCATTAATAAAATGGCTTCTGGTGTATCACTTGGCTCAAATCTAAATGGAGTTGCAAGTAATGCGTCTATCCGTGTTTCAACGGCTTGTGATATTTCATCATCATCAAGAAGAGTTGCTAAGCGATGGCGTTGTACCCCTGCTTTGCGCAAAGTCTCATCTAAATCAAGCTGCTTACTTGCTTTATAAAACTGACTGACTGCTTCCTGAGAATATAAATGCCCATTGGACAAAGCCTTTTTAGACGCTTTGTCCTTGATTTTAGACTTTGCCATGTTGCTACCTTAGTTAAAATATTCGACTTCCTGCGGTTGCAGGTTTTTTAGATTGTCTCGATTCATTCAGATCGTTGAATGCATCACTGCACCCATCCACCTGATCATCATGTTTTGCATTAGGGAAATTTCTTAATTCTTCAATCAGTGCTTTATTCCAGTCACCCCGAAGCATTTTCACATTGCCTACATTGACCTGGGCTGCAAATGGTTGCGCTCTAGTGATCTTATCTCCTGACACTGGCTCAGCTTTAACTTTGAATCCTGATAATTTCCCAACAAAGTTTTTCGCTTGTGATTTACCAGCTTGACCAGGGTCTTGTGGTAAACGTATGAACACTCCCTTGCCATCTATTTGAGCAGTTTGAATAATCGTATTCTCTACCCCGTCTGGTCCCCAACGACCACGCACCATATCAGTGATATAGATCGTATTATCTTGAGCTTTCGCAAGCTTAGGCCCTGCTGTGTAATCACCTTCATTCTCGGTAGCAGCCAAATCCCATGCACGACACTCCTTGATCAGATTTGTTGGTAAAGCATCAACAATTTCAATTCTGTCAGGTTTAAAAAAACCGCCTGCTGGCGGTGATGGTCGTTGTAAATACTGTCCCGAGAAAACATAGGGCGACATTTCCTCCATAACTCTTAAGCGTTCAATGTCGTGTTTTTCTGGCCATAGTGCCAAGCCGTCTGGCTGAATAGCAGATAAACATAAATGCTCCCAATCTTCACCATTTCCACCATCTAGCAACCACCCCGCCAAATCTTCTTCGTGCAATCGCTGCATAATGACAATAATTGGCGTATTTGGTGAATTGGTTCGAGATTCAAGCGTGTTTTGAAACCAGTCGATTACATTTTTACGAATAGTGCTTGATGTTGCTTCACTTGCCTTGTGCGGATCATCAATAATTATTGCACCGCCAAATGAATCTCGGAATTTGCCTGCACCAAAACCTGTGATGGTACCACCTGTACCTTGTGAGTAGCAGACTCCACCCTTTGCGGTACGCCAATCATCCTTTGCCTTGCTGTCATCCCGCAGTTCAAAATCAGGGAATACGCGCTTGTATGCTTCTTCTTGCACCAAGTTACGTGTCTGAAATGCATTGTTTGCTGCAAGTGTGGCTGAGTAGCTAATATGAATAAATTCACTATCAGGCACCTTTCCAAAACACCAAGCCATAAAATTAATCACAGCTAGTTCTGTTTTTGAATAGCGAGGCGGTATGTTGATAATTAAGCGCTTCGTCTCACCACGAAATACTTTCATCAAAGCATCACAGATTACCCGATGATGCCAGTTATGAAGCCATTTGTATTTCCTACGCTCTTTAAACATATAGCGTGAGAAAAAATACAGATCCTCTTGTGCTTCAATCTGAATTGCTAACTTGCGATCAGCCTTAGAAATCATTTAGTACCTGCTCCCTTGCTTTAAGGTAGCTTTCTACAGTGGTGTGCGAATTAATAGTCTCTATCGGCCCACCATTTGCACCTGTGTGTTCCAGAACCACTTTATCTAGTCCTAAAATTTTTGCTTTCCCTAGAGTAGCTGACACTGCTGCGCTAACTTGCGGTCTCTCTTGTATTTCTAGGTTAAGAGCTAATTTTCTAGCTTCTTCTAGCTCTAGTAACAGAGTGTCTACCGTTATGTTGTGCCGCTTTGCATGTTCTTTTCTAATCTCGTCTAATCTTGTTGTAATCTTGTTGTTATCAAGCAAGGCTTTTGCATTTCGATTCACAGTATTTTGATTCATATCTTCAGCATCATAAGACTGACGATATGCCTCTGAAGCATTACCAAGTTCAATGTAAAGTTGGCAAAACTTCTCCTGTTTTGGTGTCAAGTTAAGTCCTGCCATAAATATTTACCTCATTAAAAAACTTTCTTGCGCTTCTTGAATGGCTTTTGCAATGTTGGGATTTCTGATGTTTTTGATTCCAATCTCTTTTGCTTTCTCTCTGCTGTAACCTGCACGAATAGCAGCCTTTTCAGCGTTCCTGTGTATTAGATATTCCCTGACAAAGCTTTGTTGTCTAATCGTTAGGTTCGCCATATCTTTACTCCATCAAATATTTAAGATCATCTGGACAAGTCAACTTCACACCATCCTTTAAGCACCACATCTCAATATCAGTTAAGAATTCAGCCATCTGCTTTGTTGTAGCTTCTGTGATGCTCATTCGATTCGATACAAACTGGCGTAATGGCTCATATTCGGATGCACCTGACTCTTTAAGCTCTCGCATAACTCTAAATGTTTCAGGATACTCACCAACATTGTCGCGGTTATAAATAATCGAAAGGTATTTATATTTAAAGAATGCAGATGCTTCCTCTTTATCCAATCCACGCTGTTTGCCGTACTCAGTCATCCAAAGCCAATACAATCTTCTTTGTGCGCTAGATAATGTTTCTTGCTTCTGATCTATGCGAACAACTAAAGGCTTACCCTCATCGACTGAATGAGTGTAGTTTGAATGCAGATATGAGATTGTTTTAGTGATGTCAGAATGATCTTTGATTGTAAATACGGCTTGAGTCATGTTTATATTTTCCCATTTTATCGACATGACACAGCAGATGTGTTTACAGCATAAACATGATTAGATTGCTTTAGATTCTGAATGTCTAATTAGTTAAAGGGGGTACATGAAATGTGTATCCCTAAAAAACTTCATCATCATTAATTCTCAACATCCGTTCAGTCTTTTCTAGCATCTTTGCGAACCATTCTTTTGATTCATCTTTACCCATCGTTTTGTATTGATCAAAATCAATATGACAAGAATGGCACAACGGAATTGTGTATTTATCATCTGCTTTGATTGATCTGCCTTTGCCATGTTCGCTAAAATTACTGTGTGCTGCCTGACTTGGACCACTACCACACTTCACACAAGGCAGCTTTCTAATCGCTACTAGTCGTTTATGGTCTCGCATAACGCTTAATATTTTGCTTTATGTTGCTGATCTGTTTATCTATGTCATTAATGCGTTGACGACATGCTTGCTTGAACTGAAACGTTGAATTGAGATGATTAAGACTTTCCAGTCTTTCTTTGTCTTGATGCAATAAATCAAGATTCTTCTTTGCTTCGACTAAATCCATGCAATCACCAAAAAAAAGAAAAACCCCGTCAGATAACAGGGCTTTATGCCGTAATACGTTCGGCTAAGTCACCGAAGTGACAGGGTTAAGACTCTTGAATCCGCTTTTTTGCTATCTCAAAATACTCTTCAACTTTT